TTTCTTGTTGTTTTTGCTTAAACGGACACAAACATAACCTCTATTGTTGTAATAAGGTGACATTATACATCCTTTGTATAATTGTATTCTTCCTTGCTGTTCAATATATTTGTCAATAGAGCGAACACGACCGTAGTTTGATATTTCATACAAACCTTCATAATCCTTTATGGGTTTCCACAATTCCCCCTTTAATCCGTGTTTTGAAAACCATCTTTCTGAATTAGGAATAACTTTTTCCATATACCGATGAAATTTTAATTATACCGACGATTTGCTAAGAAAGGGAAAGCCCATCGGTGTAGCCTTATCAGAGGTTTGCAAGTTCTCCTATCCCTTTCATGCTGCAAAGTTAATGTTTTTATTTAATATAACCAAATAATTTACTGAAAATCAGCGATTTAGTTACTTTATAGTCCATAATGTAACAGAGTTTTTAGCTCTTTCCGTCTCCGTCCCAGTGAGAATATGCTTTCCCGGTTAAGGGATCTATTTTATTCCGGTTCTCGTCCCACTGTGCAAAGATGGTTGCGGGTCTTCCTCGCTTGCCACCGCTTCCGCTTCCCTTCTTTATAACAACCTTCCGTGCGGTGGACTTATTGTTTGATGAAGACGTCGAACTTGTTGAGAGTTGCTGTTGCTGAACGTCCGCGTTTATCTCCGCCTGCGCCTCCGCCAGCTCTATCTGGTGGTCGAACTGGATGTCGAGCTTCTGGTCTTGCAGCAGTAGGTCGTTCATCTGCTCGTCATGCTTCTCTGCCAGCAGTCGGCTCCACTCCTGCGGTGTGGCGTATGTGAACTTCTCCGATGCCGTCTGCTTGGAGCAGAAGCCGTTCTGTACGCCTGTTGCGAGGATGGTGGCAAGCTCTCCCTCCGAGATGGGGATGAACGGTATGCAGAAATGCGAGAGCGGCAGCTGTGTGAAGCGTAGCCTTACCTCATATTCCATTCCTGCTCCCCAAGAGAAGATGTCAACCATGTTGTCTATGACCTCATCGAACTCCTCCGTCTCGTTCATGGCCTTGTTATAAGAGTCGGAATAGAGGAGCTTGATGGCTGCTGCTGGCGTGTCGCCCGATTTCAGCTCAGGGGCTTTCACCACCATCGACTGCTCGTAGATTTTCCGTTTCAGCTCGTCGAGCTGTGACTTGTATGCGTTGGAGGCATCCTGTCGCTGCAGGAACTCCGCCTTTCCGTCCGACGGCACGAGGAATATCTTCGCGGCGTAGGACATGTCGCCCATCGTCAGCTCCTCCACCTTACGGCCAGAGCCTTGTGTGATGGAGAGGATAGGGAGGCCGAAAGCCGAATTGCTCTGTGCGAGGCGCGAGAAGGCAAGCTCGAAATGGTCGATGGTGTCTTGGCTGTTCGACCAGCAGGGGCCTGAGTCACAGCGTCTATATGCTACTGGTATGCTGCTGAACCCATGTTTCTCTGGCTTTGCGTCGAGCACATAGCCGTCCAGCGAGAACCCGCCGACGTAGTTTATCTTCTCCGTCTCTGCCGACGTGTTCGGGTCGCCGTCGGAGTCGATGTCCTCCACGAAGCGGTAGTAGTATTCCTTGTCCCACACATCGACGTATTTCCTCAGCTCTCCTTGGTCGTTATAGTCCTTGTATTCCCTTGCGAAGATGCTCAGCCTGCCCGTCTTCCTGTCGTAGTGCGGGTATAGGGTGTCGCCTTTCAGGAACGATAGGACGCGCCAGTAGAACTTCTTCTCGTAGATGATTCCGATGAACGCTCCGTCGCCCGTTGCGAGGACTGACTTCGCCAGCTCGTACCATGCCCTCTCCATAGACTTCTCCGCCCAAGCCGTCTTGAACTTGTAGTAGTCCTGTCTCGTCTCTTCGTTCTCCGTCCTGTCCGAGAGGTCGAACTGGATGTCGTTACCCGTCAGTCGCACCAGCCTGTCCTCCAGTATCTCCTGCTGGAAGGCGAAGGCGTGACGCTCCCATTCCGTCTCGTAGTAGAGTCCGTCTTCGTCGCGCTGCATCCACGTCTGGTATATCTCCCTGTCGTTGATGGCGTGAGCGTTGGGGTCAAGCTCCCTCAAGAAGTCCTCCTGCGTAACGATGTCGTAGTTCAGCTTGTCCCCAACGATTCTCTGTTCTCCAATGTCCGAGCGTGGAAAGTCCGCCTTTTGGCCCACGTTGGCATTGATGCGGTAGAACGGCTTCTTCGTAAGCAGTTCCCGTCTGAATGTCTGTGTCTCTGTTGTCATTTTTGTGTTGTTTTAAAAAGTGAAACGATCCGTGGGCCTCACGGTCTAACTGAAATTGAATACTCTCCTGTGTCTGATATGCCCGTTGAGGAACGACGGTATCTGCACGTCCGTCTCTTTCACGTCGAAGACCTCGAACATCACCAGTGCCTCGATGAAGTCGGGCGAGTGTCCTACGAGCGAGCGTCTTTTCATCATCTCCTTCGGTATGAGGCACCATCCCCTGTCGGCCTTGCTCATATCCTGACGGATGGCTTTTCGTTCCCTCTGGAGTATGAACTGCAACTCATTGGTTGTCTTTCCTGCCTTGTACTGCCTTTTCAGCAGCGTCGGTTCTATGCTCCATTCCCCCTGCTGTGTGTGCTGTGCGAACTTATACGCACATTGTGATTTCAGGCAGTCGTGGAGGAACCTGTCTTCCCTTGCCACCGCCTCTTGGTTGTTGAACGGTATGGCGTTGGGGAAAGCCCCTTTGAATATCTGTCCTATTCCCTGCAGGTCGAAGACGAAGTTCTGCTCCAGCACGCCCCACTCACGCAGCTTTGCCTTGATGAGCGGGATGGTGCTATACGGGTCGAGCCTGCATACGAACAAGTCCTGTATGTGGTTTCCTATCTTCAGCCATGTTACGCAGTTGTCGCCTCCGTCGCCTGCCACGTCACATGAGGCACGCCGTACCTTGTCGCCGAGCATGGCGGCGTTGGAGAAGCATCTTTCCATGTGGAACGGCTGTATCATATCGTCACCGATGGCGATGGCATCCCAGTTGCCCTCCCATTCCTTTGCGCGTTCCTCTGGCGACTTGTTGAGGATAGACGAGACGTAGTTCGGGTCGTTCTTCAGCAGTGACTTGTTCTCCATGATGCTGGCGCGTATGAACACAGCAGACTTGACGGAGAAGGTTATCTTGTCATAGCCGAACTCCGCGAGGCGCGGATCCCACAGCGCGTCTATCTCGTCTTTCGCCTGCATATACACCTCCTCTGGCGTATCTCCCTGTATGACGTTATCTATCGTATCCCCCGTGACGAAGAAATAGCGGACAACGCCATTGCGCCAAGGTATCGGCAGGCCATGTTTCTCAGGGTGTTTGAGTCCGTCTGGATATATGGTGTCCCTGTCGGCTATCCACCATGAGAGGAACTTCCGCAGCCATGACAGCGGGTCGGGGTTGCATGTGCCGAGGATGCGCGAGCGTATGCCGATGGTGTTTCGGTTGCTGCCCATGAGAATCTTTAGGAACTCGAAGGGCATCTGAGGCAGCTCGTCGATGCCGATATAGGCTATCTGCTGTCCTCTGTATTTGTCCTCGAACTCTTTCAGCGTCATGTCGAAATGGTCGAAGGACATCTTCGCTCCAGTCTTGAAGTTCCACGTCATGTCATCCTTCGACTTGTTGTACTTGCCGAGATTGGCGAACCACCTCTTGCTCTCGTTCTCTATGTTGTCGAAGTCATCCTTGTTCTTTCGGAACAGGACGCTGTTGTAGTGTTTGTTCTTCGTGTCGTACAGCCCTTCCATGAGCATGAGGGCTGTGTTATGGTTTACCGTGTAGGCATCTGTCAGGTACAGGTGGTCTTCGCCAGAGACGGTGATGCACCTGCACTTCGCTTTCTTCTCTGCCTTTGACACCCACATGATTTTCTTTGTGAGGCATTCGTCGAGGTTTTTCGAGCTTGTCGGTATCGGTGCTACTATCTTTGCGCGTGTCTGTCTGCACACGCGATACCATATCTTTTTATTATTAGGCGCGTTTAGCGTCACCTTGTAGTAGCCTATCTTGTCAGGTTCGTCCGTTATCTCCCTGCATATCGCAAACGCGCCGAGCGAGCGTACCATCTGTGCCACCTGCTGTGCCAGCTTCTTGTTCGGTATGTCGATATACGGGAAAGTGCCCCTTGAATATCCGCATCTGCAGAAAAGTCCTTGCAGGAATGCCCATCGTGACTCTATGGATGCGTTCATGTATATGTCAGGTATGTATGCTGGCATCCCAGGCTTGCTTGATGTCACCTGCTTCCTGACAGACGCAGGGATTCCGATGAGGTAGTACGTCTCGTTGTTGGGGTTTCTCCTTATCTTATACCCGTATGCCCTGAACTTGCTTGACTCCACATAGTTCTTCGTCAGCGGTATTCCGTTCTTGCTGAACTCGAAACGTCCCTTTGCGACAATCCATCCGAGCACGAATGGCGGTATCGGCAGTGATGTCGGTACTGCCGTCTCGTTCAACTCCACCTCTCCGCAAAGCGGGAACTCGACATATTCCGTCGAGCCTCTGCGTAGCGAGAGGGGCGGTTTCTCGTCAATCTTGTAAACGTCGAAGATGTCACGTGCCGTCCATACCATATACGGTTCGTCATGGTGCGCACGCGCGAGGAATCTGTGATTGTCCATACATCGCAGCTCCGTCCCGTCGTTGAAATGGAGGACATAGACGGTCTGCTCTCCCTGTTCATAGATTCCCGTTACTTCCTGAATACCCTCATACGGCGTACATATAGGGTCGCCGATGTTCAAGTCACCCATCTTCCTGAATCCCGTCGGTGTTGCGACGGGCGTGTTGTAGGTGTTTGCCTTACCTCCTCCTCGGTTTCCTCCGTAGATTATCAAGTCCGCGTCACTGTGAAGTCCGTCTTCCTGTGCGCCCTTGTTCGGGATGAAAACCTTAGAGAACTTCTTTTCTTCCTCCTGTCTGCGCAGTTCCTCAACGTATTCGGAGGTGCGGATGGGATTGCCACCCAACGTACTAAGTCCACTAAATTCCTGCATATCACAATTCTTTTGTTTATACACCACAAAAGTACCTATAAATGATTCAGTTACAATATGTTTTCAAATTTTTCTTCAAGTTTTTCTAAAAACATAATGTAGGGAGTGTATGTTTTTATACATTTGTGGCAAGGATTTGAAGAAATCATTCCTTACCAACACAAAAATTAAACATTTTATACACAAAAAGACTATGGAGAAAAATCTTCTCATTCAGAATTTGAAGTCTAAGGCTGGAATAGACAACCTTAGCGAAAGAACGTATGACGAGGTAGCAACCGTCCTTCTTCCCATGTTTGCAGATGACGAGAAAATCACCGATGAGAGCTGGAGCCTTCCCGTTCAGATGCTCAAGTCGATGAGCGGTCAGCTGCGCCACGAGGTCGCCGATGGAATCAACAAAGGCAAGACGCAGTGGGAGTCGGAACAGAAGACTGCACAGCAGAAGGCTGTTGACGATGCTATGGCAGCTTTCAAGGCTCAGTGGGAGAAAGACCATCCTGACGTGAAGCCAGCAGAGAAGCCCGAAGAGAAAGTCGATGTCGCCCAGCTTGTGGCTGACGAGGTGGCGAAGCTCAAGGGTGAGCTTACTGGCGATGACAGTGCCATCGGTAAGCTGGCTAAACAGTTCACCGACTATATGGCCAAGACCGAGCAGGAGAAGAAAGATGCCCTTGTCAACAAAATCCGCGAGGAACTGAAAGACTATCTTCTTGACGTGCGTCTCGCCGACCGCGAGCCTGTCGTGAACCTTGCCATCAAGGAAACGGAGGTAAACGCCGATTCAGACTTCGACAAGCTGAAGATTGAGGTCGAGAAAAAATACGAGAAGCTGTATAAGGAGTTCTACGGCGACTCTGGCAACGGCCCGTATGCCGGCGGTGCTGGTGGAGGCACGAACACCAACAAGGAGTTCGACAACTTCATCAAGCAGAAGGAGAAGGAGGCCGAGATTGCCGCAGCCGAGACGAAGGAGCTTGAGGCTATCATGATGTAATCGCGGGTTGTGTAGAAAATATAGAGAGTTAGTTAACATTATTCATTCACAACACAAAGACAAAACTATGATTAAGGGAACATTTAATCAGATTGTCAAGGCCAGCCAGAAGTTCGGCGGCTCGCTTGTTGTGTTCGAGGGGAAGCCTGAGCTGCTTGTCGGCGGCTTCAACTTCAACCTCGACGACCTGCCTGCCCCTGGCGATGTGCTGCCTTGTGGTACGCCTGTGTACTGTGACGAGTCAACCCGCGTGATTACT